CAAAAACTCCTAGACGAAATTTCGATTGCACGCAGCCAGACATTCAGCAAAATGGATGGTATTTACAACGAACCGCCCAAGCCAGCCGTTAGACCGGGCGCTGATGACCATGACAGGTATCCAAGCAGAATTGGTAATAGCCTGCACTTCAAAAACGGCAAGCAGGACAAAGTCAAATGATATGCCCAGAGTGCCGCGCGTGGTGCGAGGTCAAGGAAACCAGACAGCGAGCCAATGGCTCAACGTACAGACGGTACGTCTGCGCAAACGGCCACCTCTTTTCAACAAAGGAAGTGGTCGTGGTAGGTCGGTCAAAGAATCCCGTTGTCGTACTGAGTGCGACCGTTGACTCGCCGAGCAGTAAGAGTCTGGCATTTTAGGTCTGCCGCGTCATAGGAGCAATGCACCCAGCCTGAGTCTGGGTCGCCATTGTAAAACTCAAGGATGAGTTGCGTGTATTTTAGCGAGTCCCTGATGTATAGGGCTAATTCACGATTGTCCATTGACAGCACCTCAAAGTCGGCTGCATAGCCAAAACAGTGATGTGAGGTAGTGCTACCACCAACTGACTTGTTAACTTCTGGCGAACGGTAGCCGCTGGTGACAATGACTGGGCCAAACTTTTCGCGCAGCGGTTGCAAAATGTTGTTAGTCAGTGCTTGCAGCTTTTCAACAACCAGCGCTGATGCCGTGTTTGAAATGCCGTTGCGGGTCGCCGTTTCTGATTTAGTGAGTTCGCTCAGTGAAAAATTAGCTGATAGTTTCATATGTATTGGTCTTTCTTTATTTGTATGCACGAAAGTTCAAAACTTGCTACATCTAGGTCTGTGGTTAGCCTCTGTCTGACCGCGTAATTCTTTTGTTCGCACTGACTGGCTGTTGCCGTTAGCTTGCCGTTAGCAAACCCGCAGTTGCCACTGGTGAGACAGATAAAAGCGACAGGTAGCCAGAAAGACATAGAAATCCTTTATTTAACGATGCTCCGCAACTGGTCGTCTTTGTCTTTGCTGCCTACACTTGACCCGAAATAGTAAGACAGAATCTGAGTGACAGCCGCTGACAGCACGCCCAAGATGTATATCAAAATATCCTTGGCCTCCGGCTTAACTTCAACAAAGATGAGTACGGCAAACAGTACGAACGACAAGCCTGTGACACCAAGGGCAAGCGCTGGCGTGACAATCTTGTTAAGAGTAGGCGCGGCTGCACTTGAAGAAATAGCCACTTCACGCTCACGCGCACTGTTTTTGTCCGCAAGGATAGCTTTGAATTTATCGTGTTCAAGCTGCCTCAGTTTTAAAGCCGCCTCTGGGTCTGCCTTGATTGCCTTTGTAACAGCCTCAATCTCATCCTCAACGCCAAACTGTTTGGCCAATGCAGACACAGCCATGCCAGCTAAAGGGCCACCCAGCGCCGTAGCAATGCCGGGTGCAAAGCCTTTGACCATTGCCATTAAGTCATTCATCAGATACCTCTTTTAACGATTAACCAAACCAGCCCAGCAATGACTATTACACCTGTCAGCACCGCCACGCCGACCAGTATGCCGTTTATCCAAGACCAGACCAACTGCCTGCGCTTATACACTGCAAGGGCTTTGTCGCGCACCTCTTGCTCACGCTCACGTTTTTTCTGACTTTGATGTAGTAAAAAATCGTCATACAGGCCCGGTCGTCCTGACCAAATAAGCATGGTTTTTAACTCAGATTCTGCCTCTCGCAAACTTTCCATTGCCCAGAAAGCCTCAGAGTCACTGCCTTTGCTTGATGCCTTCTTAGCCAGATCAGCCTTGAGTCCGAAATACTCCCCTAATTTTCCAGCGCACTGGGCCAGCTCCTGCCCATTATTCAAGGCCTCACGCACAACTGCAAATGCAGCATTGGCGGCAGCTAATTCTAAAAGCATTACTTAGGCAATGAGCCGCTGTTGCCAAGCCACATAAATATTCCAATAACGGCAGCGCCAGCCATCCATGTCAGCTTGGTAAGGACAGACTTGCCAACATCATGGTAAATCTTGTTGAACGCCTTTTCAGCCGCTTTTTCGGCAATGGCATCAATCTGAGCGTCCGATAGTTGGATGTCGTTATTCATATAATTTAAAGAATTAAGTTGTGACCAGATTTTAACAAACTTGCTCGTTTTTTTCCAGTGTCTACAGAGTTTTAGCCTTGACAACCTTAACGACTTCTTGAGCGCTTAGTTTTTTGAAGTCCAAGCTGACATGAACCCTTGCGCCACCATCTACAAAGCCGGACACACCATGCCACGCTGCATGGTTAAACACGTACCACCTGTATGGCTGTATTACAGCAGTGACTACGTGTTCAATTTTGTCGTGGTCAGGGATTCTTGCTGGGTTCAATACTTCAAACGGCTCTGTATTTCTATACCAGTTGGTTTCTTGCTCTTGACCTTGGAGGAGCATAAACATTGAAGAGCAACGTTTGCTGTCAGAGTGTATCGAAAAGTAGTCGCCGCCGTGTGACATTTGGACAAGTGTTCTTGTTGTATCCGCATCTAAGCCCAAGAGCCATGCGGGTAAATCTTTGTGAAAGGCTTTACGCAAATCTTCTGGAAGCACCCACTGGTCAGACGTAATATGCGTCAAATCATTATTCAACTCTTTATTTTGTTTTTTACGGCGCAATATTTCTTTTGTATTGGAAAAGGTGTTGTGCTTTGCTGTCTCTTTATATGCTTGCTTGTTGTCTACTGCGTCCGGCAAAAAACCAGCTTGGCGCATTAGTATTTTTTCCAAAAGGTATTTCCCGGCGGTAGACCCAAACTTTAGCCCGGTGTCGTAGCAATAGTCGTCTGGGTTAACGTCTGGCTTATGCGCAACAATCATGCTGACGCACCGCAGTTTCCCGACTTAATTGCGGCAACCAAATCCACCGTAGAAACATGGTCAAAATCCAAACCCATGTTTACCCGAACGCCGCCGTCTGAGAAGTTGTGCACGCTATGCCATGCTTGGTGATTGAAAACATACCAACGGTACGGCTGCATCACGGCGGTGATTACGTGTTCAATTTTGTCATGGTCTGGGATTCTGTATGGGTCTATGTATTCAAAATCTGAGGTGGGTCTATACCAGCGGGTTTCTTGCTCTTGGCCCTGTAGCAGCATAAATAAAGAACTTTGTCTCGCATGGCCCATATGGGTTGGCAAGTATTCGCCGCCAAAAGAAGTTTGCACTGTTGACTTTGGTTCGTTAGCGTACATCTCAAAAAACCAAGCTGGTACATTTTCGTAAAACTCCGCGTCAAGGTTTTCTGGCAAAAACCATTGCAAGAATTTTATTGGCTTTTTTCCGGGGTTGTATTGTTCAAACTGGAGTTTACGGCGGTTCAATTCGCGAGCATTTTCCACCCCAACCAATTTAACAAGGTCTTTGTAAGTGTTACCCCTGTTGTACTTAATCCGCTGAGTAAACTGCGCGGGGTTGGTGTTTACCTCGTACAAAAGTTTTTCACCAAAGTCCTTACCAAAATCTAACGCAGTTTCAAAACAGTAATCATCTGGGTTTACATCAGGCTTGTGGGCAACAATCATACGTACTTAACCGCGTTTTGGTCTTTACGCCTAATAGCCCGGACAACCCAAGAACCCATGTCAAAGTGATACCACTGGGTTGAAAACTTCCAAGACTGCCAGTTTTTATGATGGTAGCCGTGTAGCCACTCACCAGCAGATGGGAATATGTATTCAAGCATCCATAAGTCGTTTGGCTTGTTACCCGTATGACTAAAGGTTTGGTGAAGCGCTGCAACCAAATGCGCAGCGCCAACGGCAGGCAAGTAGCAGTAAACAAACACCTGTGGAGATGCGGCAAAAATTACAGTGGCCATAACTAGCCACAACAAAGCGTAGTACCTATCTACAAATAGGTGCATTTTGTCACGTAGCAAACGTTTAGCTAGAATTGTTTTAAGCGGCACATTCCTGTAGCCCTTGCGCAGCATGGACGCAGGTTTTAACGGCCCCTCATGTGGGTCTAAAGAGGTATCAGAATGCTTGTGATGAGTCGCGTGCGTGACAACCCACTGTAAAGGGCTGCTGTACATAAATAGAACGCCAAAAGTCGCGAACGTGTAGTGCCAGAAGCGCCCTGTTTTAAATGCACCGTGGCAAAATAAACGGTGATAACCAACGCTTAACGTGACCGCAGCCATGAGATAAAGCGCAAAAGAGTAACCAAGCATATACGGGTGGGATACAAGCGCGGCGATAAGAGCCACGACTCCTGTGTAGTACGCAACATTGGCCATCCACGCGTTATGTCTAAACATTACTTCTCCTTAATAAATACAAGCCCGTAAGTTTTTGTTACCGCAGTAATTTGAGCGCCATCAGAAACTATTTTATATGTCTTTGGGCCTTTAACAGCGTCTTGGTTATTGACCTTAAATTCGCCCTCTGCCAAAAAAAGCAAAGTGCCAGCGCCATACGCTGCGGTATCGCCAGCTTCAATAACAGTCTTGCTTACCTCCGGCAAAATATTGCCGTTAGCCTTCGCAACAGTACACCACCATTTTGTATCAACGTCTACGACAAAACCATATTTCCCAGCAGGTACTTGTATGCTGGGGTCTGTAATATCACCTGCGGCCCTGCCACGTGTGTTACCAGTGCTTTTAACACTCCCGGCAACCCAATACGTAATCATTTTTGCGGCGGTGTAGTCTGTTCCAACTGGCACATCAATACTGTATTTGTAGCCTAAAGGCAAAGCCTTAAAAAAAAAGTCCCAGCCAAAAATTTTGTGCCGTGTAAATTTTAATATTGGGCTCATATATTTTCAGCCACTAAAACAAACAAAGGGTCTTCAGGAGCCGCGTCAACAACTACCTCTTGAGCAACTGGCGCTGGGCTTATAACGCCTGTAGCGCCTACTTTCGGGGCAACTTTTGGAGCCTCTAACGCAAGCCAATAAGCCATTGGTGAAAACTCATCCACAACCAACTCCAGCGGCTCTCCCTCAAAAGGCAAGCGCACACCCACCAAAATTGGCTCACGGCCCTCTGAACTGTACTTAACGTCCATGCATTGCGCCGTAGCATCTACCGAAATGATTTCATACGTATATTCGAGATTCATAATAATTTCCTTTAGCCTATTGAGCCGTATCTTGTTCCTGTAGCCAACCATGTGACGTTGGACGTTCCCGCTGTAGCAGCGCCGCCTGAACTACCACCACCGCCTCCACCTGCGCCCCATGCCCCACCTGAATTTCCGTTTGGTGAGCCACCACCGCCTTGGCCGTTAATAGTTCCCGTTCCACCCGCACTACCTGCAACGTTACTACCGTATGGTGAGCCACCACCACTTGCGCTGCCACCGCCTGCGCCACTAGAGTTTGTTAGCGAGGAGCGCCCGCCTCCACCGCCGCCACCGCCACGTTGAGCATAATACCTGTTAGGGTCGTTTTTTGTTTCGTTTCGCGTCATGGATCTTGTACCTGCACCACCTTTGCCGCCGCCGCCACCGCCTGCAATAGTGCCGTTATTACGAATAGACGCAGCAACATAAATCGCCATTGCCAAGCCACCACTTGCGCCGTTAGACCCAGCGGCTAGTGAACTGCTATTGGATCCACCACCAGCGCCACCGTTGCCACCACGCCCAACAATAGTGCCGTTGTTGACTAACTCAATGCCATTAGGGAAAGTGCCGTTAATAGTTAGTGCTGGAGAACCCGTACCGTTAGCAGTAATGTACACACCACTGCCAATTGTGGCAAGTACGTTTGAAGTCCCATTCCAGCCAGCGTTAACAGCAAGTGTGCGTAGGTTTGCATTTGTCTGTGTAGAGGTAATTGAAAATGCAAATTGGCTTGATTTGCCGTAGCCATTGGACATAGATATTTGCCCGCTTGCCACATCAAACAATCCGCGCAGGTTGGATTGATTCAAGCTGATGGCTGTTGTCCCAGCTATATCTAGTTCAACGTTTACTTGGTTGAGAGATATAGCACCAGATACTGGTAGAGTCATACGTACCCCTTATGGTGTGCCGTAGGCGGTCACGTTTGCTAATGCAATAAAGTTGCCACTTGAATCAAGTGAGGCAATATTAGTTGAGCCATTTTTAAAGTACAGCTTCCCGCCAGACTCAACAACAGAAAACGCAGCAGTAACTACATTTGTGGCGTTGGTTGCGTTTGTTGCGCTTGTTGCGCTTGTTGCTGTAGCGGCATTGCCACTGATAGCAATATCCCATGTGCCAGAAGCCCCTGTGCCTGTTGGGGCTGGTACGTCAGTACCAATTACCAAACCAAGGTTTGTACGCGCTGTGCCTGCGTCTGAGCCGCCTGTGCCACCGTTTGCAACAGCAAGGTCGTTAGATGGAAACAATGCGCTGATTGCATCCAAGTTGTCGTTGATCTTACCGCCCCATGTGTCGGCACTAGCACCGACTTCAGGTTTTGTAAGACTTAAGTTCGTAGTTGTGGTATCTGCCATGTCAGTCCTCTTTAGCGTTCAGCCGCCAATGATCGTTCAAAAATCCGCAAGAAGGCATTCCGACCAACCTGCATCTGATCCACATTGAAAGTTGCAGAACTTAACTTGCGAGTCAGGTCTGCAATGTGGCTTGCTAAAACTTTTTGCTCTGGGCTAAGTTCATCAACGTCATACTCAACACCGTCAATTGTAACGTTTTTCATCAAAAAGTGCCTTTCCAAACTCTGAATTTGTCAAAGTCACCAGACAACAACTTACGCTTAATAACGTCCTTCATGGCTGGGTCGCCCCATTTGACTCCAGCTTCTTTAGCCCACATCTCAACAATGTGTAAAGGTATTTCACCAGCTAACCTGCTTTCACCAAGAATGCCGCCATTCAATTCTTTGATTGCCTCGACTCGCTTTATGTACGAATCATTGTCGAATTGACTTTGGACAACAAAAGTGCCGTCATGGTTGTCTATAAACTTTTCACCAGTTTTCATTGCTTCACCCGTTTTTGTTTTCAGTGATTCAATAAAAGGCAGAGAGCCGTAGCCCCCTGCCGTTTAACAATTAGCCTGTCACTGTGTTGTCAAAGATACCGCCGTTGGCAGCTTCGTTCTTACAAACTAAGGTCAACTCAGTAGTAACTTGGCGCTTGCTTGAGTCACCAGTCTTGGCCAACTCAATGTTCTTTGTTGGACGCAGAACACCAACACACCACATATCTTTTTGCATAATGAAGACATCACGTGAACGGTTCTCTCTGGTAGGAACAAACTCAACTGTGCCCCAAGGTGTGACATATACGGCCAAAGACTTGATAACCTTTTCGTCACCAGCTTGCACTTGTGAACGTTGGTTGTTGTTACCAGTAAAGCCAAGGGCTTTATTCATCTGGTAGGCAGACAAGTACACAGTGTCAGGACGGCCACCGCTTTCCCAGATTGACTGCATCACTGAGTCAAACTTGGCTTGTGAGAAAGCCGTCAGAGCAGTTGTCTCATCAGTGCGTGCGTCAGTACCGTCTCCAGTAGCATCCGCGCCTTCGTTAGCACCAAATGAGGTGTTGGAAATTAACCATGAAGAAGCGCCAGCCAACTCGCGTGCGGTGGTGCTGTTGCCAGCGACACGTGCGTTGTTGTCAAACAGTGCTTTTTCGATGTCCAATTTCTGTTCTTTTGCAACTTTTAAGACGGCAAATGCCATTTCAGCAGCGCGTCCGGCTTTCTTCAGACCAGAGTCTGTGTCGGCTACGGTTACAGCATTCTTAAAAATCTGTGTGTAGTTACCCAAACGGCTGGTAGCAGTACGGGCTTCAGCAACAGTGTCATCGCCTTCAATATGGGCGTTTGCTGCGCTTGCGCGTAACGTGCTGGTCTGCCATTCGTGCAGTGTGTTCGTGGCCTTTACTTTAGCAACGCTAGAGTAAAAAGGTGTTTCAGTTGGGCTAACATCATAAATGATGTCTTCCAAGTCTTCGCGGATGCCGACTGCATCGTAGGAGTCAAATGTGTTGGTAGGCTGTGCCATGATAAGTATCTTTCTAAGATTTAAGCATTAAACTGAGCGCGTCTTCGATGCGTCCAGAATTCTTTAGGTTGGTCTTCTTTTGCAAAACTTCTTTGTTGCTCTTCGTAAGATTCTTTGAGCCTGCTCGTATCGGTGCTGATTTAGGGCGTGCCGACTGTGCTTTCTCATCCGCTTTCTTCTTGCCATTCATAATTTCGCGGTACTTCATCGCATCACGTAAAACGTGGAGTGCGCGACTTTCTACCACTTGACTAATCTCTTCTGCCGTGTAGCCGTATGCTTGGCCAGCAATCAGAATTTGCTCCTTAAACTTGCCAGCCCGTTCTGGGTTACCAAGTTCAGGAATAACGGTCTTCAGGTTTTCAACTTCACGCATGAGGTATGCCTGTCGAGCCGATTGCTCTGCCTGACTTTGCTGTGCCGACAACTCCTGAAATTTTTCATTCTGTTGTTGGTACTTAGCTACATCTTCATCAAAGTTCATCTTTGCTTCCATGTACCCCAATGGGTCGGAATCAAACATTTCCCTAGATGGTGCTTTCGGAGGTGTGGCAATCTGTCCACCTTGAATCTGTTGATACAACTGTGCGATTTGCTGTCTTTCATTCAACAAGGCTGCGTAGACTTCTTCTGCCTGCTTTCGCTGGCTGGCCGCCTCTTGCATACCCTTTTGGACAAATTGTTGACCACCGTACCCACGCTTGAGTTCGCTCAGAGTAACCTGCTTATCTGTTCCGTCAATTTTAACGGTGAACACAGGGTCTTGCTTACCAGCACTGTCAGTGTCTTCTTTTTCGTCCGCCGCATCTTCATCAGATTCGTCTTCGGATTCTTCATCAGATTCTTCAGATTCGTCTTCAGCTTCAGCGCCTGACTCTTCGGTTTCTTCTTCTTCCGATTCGTCATCTTCGTTAGTGCTGTTGTCTTCGTTTTCAACACCTTCAGGTTCAATCATAGCACTTACTGCACTATTAAGCGAACCATAAATACCTACATCCTCAGTCGTTTGTTCCACGGTACTGATTCCTTCTGTTGTTTATCAAAAAATGCCTCGTCTGTAAGTACAGAGTTGAAGTAAGTTTCAATGTTGCCCAACGCACGAATGATGTCGTGCGCATCGACCAAAGCGTCTTGAGACGACTCTGGATTCAAAAACAAGCCCACTTGCTTGTCCCGAATTGCTTGCATCACTTCTTGAAATACGCTGTCGTTTTGTAGCTGGCGTATTTTTGATGCTTGATCTTTGACGTTCAATTAGAACCTTCCACCTGTGACGGCTTGTGCGGGTGACTCTTGCGGATACCTTGGCTGGGCTTGTGCAGCCTTTACACCAGCCACATCAACCGTGGTCTGGTACTGGCCATACAACTTCGCAGCGTCAGTGAGCAATTCCTGATCCATTTTATCGCGTGCGCGGTCGTCTTCAGCAATGGCTTTCTGAGCCTCAATCTGTAATTTAAGCGTCTGCACTTTTTCGTTTGCAGCAGCTTTGATTTTCTCTGCCTCAATAATCGCTTGTGCCTGCTGGTCAACTGGCGGTTGCTGCTGTTGCTGCGCTGCCATCTGTTGCAGTTGCTGTTCGCGCTCTGCGTCCATTGGTGAATAGTAGCGGTCTGCGTTGCGTACACCCTGAACTGCCAACATATCGGCAAGCGTGTTGCGGATATTAGTCATATTCACCAAGCCGTTGTTCGGGCCGTATGCCTTGTACACCTCCATCTGGAAGTTTAAAGTTACACCAAGCGCAGCAGAGCGCTGGTCTTCACGACCAGTACCCAAGCCAACGTTTGCGGCTACATCCATCTTGGCGTTCCAATGGCGCGGGTCAATAGGTTGGTAGTCACCGCCAGCCATGCGCATCATCACAGCCTCATCAACGTTTTCAACCATTAGCTTCAGCATCAACTTAAACAGTCGGCGCATACCGCCCTCTGCCAAGTTTCTGGCCATGACCTCGACCTGACCTGCTGCCGCCTGTATGGTGGCGTTTACAGCCGCCGCAGTAGTAGACTGCATAGCATCAGGATTTAAGCCGCTGGAGGCCCGTGTAACGCCTGTCTTGGACTCAATCTCAGCATCCATGTACTGAATTGCAACCAAGGTCTGGCCAGCCACAAATGGCACAGCCAAATCGCGAACCATGCCGGGTGCTTTAACCCGCACGATTCCACCAATCTCATTGTTCAGCAAGTCGTCAATGTTTACCTGCCCGTCAACAATTTCTCGCTGTGGGCTATTGGTCAATGCAACGTTGTCCAACACACCGCGCAGCATCATTGTGCTGGCATCTTGCTCATTCATCAGCAAGTCAGCAATTGAGCGGCCAAAGAACGTGTGTGGCTCTGGGTCAATCTCGAAAACGGCAAACGGTATCTCACTGCAAGGCTCAATGCGCAGCAGGTCGTAGTCATCGCCACCCATCAGGCAACGCTGCATCTGTGCCACACCAGTTCCGTCTACGTCAATGCGCATATAGGCTTCAGTGATGGCCACCAAGCGCATAGACGGGTCTGAGACGTTTTCTTGCGCGTATGCTGTGTCGTAACCACGGCGCTCAAATTCTTCTTCGTTCGCGGTTGTGTTGTAGTTGCTAAAGCCAGACAGCTTTGACACCTCTTCAAACTCAAAGCCCATTGCCACGACATCGCTGACACGCATCTGAGTCCGGTGCGCCACAATGTACGCATCTTCAATGCGTTTAGCACCACGGTCTACAAAGAATTCCTCTGGTGGTACTGACTGAATGTCCATATCACCACGCTCAGTTGTGCGTGATATTTTCAGGTAATGGCGCGGCATTTCAACCTGCATACCCATTTCATCAATGTCCATTTCCATCGTGACTGAATGCTCAACGACTTCAACGCCGTCATCATTCACAATGACTGAATATTCTTGGTCATTGATGTCGTTGTACTCGTAGATTTCTTGATCTTGGTAGGTGTCCCAGAAGGCTTTTACAATGCCGACCTTCTTGACCAGCGCATCATGGAATGCGTCATTGATTATTCGGTAGCCGCCAAGTTCACTAAACTTGTATTGCATATACCGTGTGGCCAACTCAGCAAACTTTACGTCTCTTGGCCCGGTAGGGATGTACTCAACAGCGCGGTCGGTAGACAAGAACACACGCATCAGGCTGGGCTTGATGGCTCGTACTGTGTCGCGCACCTTGGTGGCTACGACCTTGCTGCGGCCTTCTTCCTCGCCAATGTCCACCTCGCCGTCAAAGTAACGCTGTGAGCGGATGCGGTCTGGCGCAATCTCGCTTTCCACAAAGTCAACAGCGTCTGTTAACGCATCGCGAACAATGCCGTTAATCTCTGTTTCGGTCATTGGGGTTGGCTTAGTCATTTATTTCGCACCTCGTTTGAGTAATTCTTCCAATGATCGGTAGGCGTTGTAGTCGTCAATGTTGCGCATACTTCTGAGTACACTGCCAGCTTTATCAGCCACGCCAGAAACAGCCGCAGCAGTTACACCGCCCTGCGCGGCCATCGCTCCAAATTTCACAGCACGTTCACCAGCGCCCTCAAAACTTGTCTTAGCAACTGTACCAAATTTATCATCAAGAACGTTAGCGAATCGAGCCAAATCAACA